CTCCATACAGATCTCTAAATTGTTCTATGAGAGATTTATGAATGAGGAAGACATTACTCTTATCTCTCCACACATGGCTCCAGGACTATATGAGGCGTTTGGTACAGATGAGTTTGATGACTTGTACTTGAAGTATGAAGCAGACAAAACTATTCCAAAGAAAACTGTTCCAGCACAGGACTTGTTCTTTGACTTGTTGAAAGAGAGAGCAGAGACAGGACGTATCTACATAATGAATTTGGATCACTGCAACTCCCACTCGAGTTTCAAAGACAAAGTTTCTATGTCAAACTTATGTCAAGAGATTACATTACCCACAACACCCATACAAGACATACACGACGACCAAGGAGAGATTGCACTTTGTATTCTTTCCGCAATTAATGTCGGTGGGCTGAATGACTTAAATGAATTAGAAAACATCTGTGATTTAAGTGTGAGAGCATTAGAACAAATTATTGACTATCAGGATTATCCAGTCAAGGCGGCAGAAGTTTCAACAAAAGCAAGAAGAAGTTTAGGTATAGGATACATTGGACTTGCACACTATCTGGCAAAACACGGAGTTAAGTATTCTGATCCAAAGGCGTGGGACATAGTTGACAGACTCTCAGAAGCATTCCAATACAACTTGTTGAGAGCAAGTTGTAATATTGCAAAAGAAAAGGGCAAGTGCGAGGGATTCGAGAGAACAAAATATGCAGATGGACAACTACCAATAGATCACTACAAAAAAGAAATTGATGAGATTGTGCCACACAAACAGAGAATGGCATGGGAGAGTCTTAGAAAGGACATTGCCAAGTATGGTTTAAGACACAGCACATTATCAGCACAGATGCCTAGTGAGAGCAGTTCGGTAGTTTCGAATGAGACAAACGGAATTGAGCCACCAAGAGCATTGTTGGCGATCAAGAAAAGTAAAAAAGGGCCATTGAAACAGATAGCACCAGGCTTCCCTAAATTAAAAAATGATTACACATTATTATGGGATATGCCAAGCAACGAAGGTTACATAAATGTTGTTGCTATGATGCAGAAGTATTTTGATCAGGCCATATCTGGCAACTGGAGTTACAATCCATTGCACTATGAAAACAACGAAGTGCCTCTTTCGGCAATGGCACAGGACATGCTGACAGCATACAAATATGGTTGGAAAACAAGTTACTATCAGAACACATACGATTTCAAAGGTGAGGAAGAGGATGTGCAACCAGCGGGTATCGGTGACGCACATGATGACGAAGGAGAGGACGTTATACTAGAACCTGAAAATCCAATTGAACAGATAAGTAGTACCGCAGACGACGGTGAGTGCGACGCCTGTACAATCTAACATTGAAGAATTATTATGACGAAAACAGTTTTTAACCAGGGCAAAGTTGACTTTACTAAACAGCCTATGTTCTTTGGTGAGGATGGTGGTGTACAGAGATACGACACATTTAAGTATCCACAGTTCGACAAACTTAATCAAACAATGATCGGTTACTTCTGGAGACCAGAAGAAGTATCACTGCAGAAGGACAGAGCAGACTTCATGAACTTCAGACCTGAACAGAAACACATATTCACTTCTAACTTGAAATACCAAACACTGTTGGACAGTGTGCAAGGTAGAGGGCCTAGCCTTATGTTCTTACCATACGTATCAAATCCAGAACTTGAAGGGTGCATAGTCACTTGGGACTTCTTTGAAACCATACACTCGAGATCATACACGCACATCATGAAAAATGTGTACGCAGATCCAACAGAAGTTTTTGATACTATTGTGAATGACAAAGAGATTTTGAAGAGAGCCAAATCAGTGACCGGTGAGTATGATAAGTTTGGAGCAATGGCACTAGACTATGCCGTGGGTAAAAAAGTTGATATGTTAGAATTAAAAAAACAATTATATCTAGCAATGAACACTGTGAATTTGCTTGAAGGTTTGAGATTCTATATTTCATTTGCTTGTACATTTGCATTTGGTGAACTGAAACTCATGGAAGGCTCAGCAAAGATACTTTCATTGATTGCTAGGGATGAAGCAACACACTTGAATTTGTCAACACACGTTATCAAGGCATGGCACAAAGGCGATGATCCTGAAATGACAAAAGCAATTAAAGGGACACAGAAGACTGTGATACAGATGTTCAAGGACTGCGTTGAGGAAGAGAAAGCATGGGCCAAACACTTGTTCAAAGACGGTTCTATCATAGGACTTAACGAGAAACTGTTAGGTGCATATGTTGAATGGACTGCCAACAAGAGATTAAAAGCACTTGGGTTTGATCCTATATTTGATCAACCTGCGGGCACGAACCCACTGCCATGGACACAGCACTGGCTATCATCAAAAGGTATGCAGGTTGCTCCTCAAGAAACCGAGGTCGAATCATACATTGTTGGTGGCATCAAACAGGACGTCAAAAAAGGTCAATTCAGCAAATTTAAGTTATAATCCTAGCACTTTTTGCCGGCAATAAATATCCATATGCCAGCAGTATCAAGAGACCGAATAGATTTAGCCTTAACAGGACACGCCTGCACACGAGCGATTGGTTGCAAAGCAACACAAGGCACTGTGTTTGCCAATGGGAAAGCAGTGTTGAGACCAGCAGATCCATTACTGCCGCACGTAATATTAGTGTGCTGTCCACCTAGATGTGTTGCACACCCGGCAGTGGTCAAACAAGGATCGCCTAATGTGTTCGTAGAAGGAAGACCAGTTTCAAGGAACAAAGACGGCGCAGATTTTGGAAGATTAATAATGGGATCTCCCAACGTGTTTGCAAATGGAGGATAATGACAGTAAACAAAGGCCTAACATCTTTAGTAAACTCAAGTCCCAATTTCAGTAATCAGGCTTTGGAGAATGCAATCAATGACATCAAAGCCGTTGACAAAGATGATGGTTATCAGTTTATTAAATCACAATTTGATGTGGACACTGCAATACACAACAACACAGTTTTAACAACGTCACAGAAAAATGACGCATTAGAAACTTTATACGCCGCACAATCTCATTTACAAATTGGACGTTATCTAAATGACATTATTCGACACACAAACACAATTTTAGATGGCTCAATATTAGGAGTGATCGAAGGCATAGAAGACTTTCCTCGTGGCGGATTTCTTGAGATATTGCAAATGGTACAATCTTTGCAGACAACACTTCCTAGTTTATATGGAGTATCTGCAAAAGAAAAATCCAGAGGAGTTAATGACCATCTTGGAACATTGAACAACATCTTCATTGAAACCGAAGACAGTTCGGCACCTGTGTTTACAAGATTAAAAGATATTATGCAATTGATTGACATCAATGCAAGGACAACCACTGCTCTAAACACTGCCACAGCGGCGGTGAGATTTTCAAATAATGCGTTGGTCACTTTTTTGAGTTCTGTCGTCGCAGACTCCACAGACTTCCAGACCTCTCTCGACAATGCGGTAAACACAGCCGCTGGCAACATGGCCAACCTCAATACTAGAATATCGCAAATTGCAGGAGATCCTACAACGGACTTGGTTGCAATCAGAGATAGCATAACAACACAACAAAATTTAGAAAATACTAACATAACTTCGTTAAGAACATATATTGAGAGTCAATCGGACTATCAAGCCTACGTTGGTCTGGCGGATGATGATGACCTACGCAAATTAATGGCACGAGTGGCCCAGAACTCAAATTGGATAACTTATTTCACAGATTACAAATTGAATGAATCACGATCAAATCCAATATACACAACAACAAAAGACTCAGACAAGAGTGCTGTTATTGACCAGGTGCTAAGAAGCAGTGGTCTTCCTGATGTGCTTGACCCCTTAGACCTAGACGCTGTTGCAGACAAGGCAAAACGTGACGACAGGATTGACACAAAAGGATTTGATAGGATATTTGTGGAAGATCAGATAATTTCAAGTTGTAGGCAATTGAACATTGACGTATCGGGCAAAGACATTTACGAATTAAGTAGGCGTCTATTGAACAACATGAATCAAAATGACAGAGACAAGATTGCCCTAGCACTAGATCTAAACGAAGAAAGTAACACCTTAAGTTAACCTTGCACCATCACGTAGTCTCTGTGTATACCGTTACTCTTGTGTACATAGGCTTCTTTGTATCCTAATTTCCTAAGCAGGTTAATACCGTTGTGATTTGGTACGCCGTTTTCAGTGAGTTCTTCGATTATAACAACAGGTTTGTATCTCTTAATGGTTTCCGTTGCACCTTTTATCACTTCCTCATCCATACCATCAACATCAACTTTGATTAGGCTAACATCAGGAAAGTCAAAATGATCCAATGGAAATATTTTTCGCTTCTCTTTGTTTTCCCATCGGGCATCAACGGTGGTGCTTCTAAAGTTTCCTCTGCCACTTGCATACTCAAATTTGATACCGTCTCCTAAGGGACAGGTGTAATGGGTGACTTTGTTGTTGGATACATCTAGATTCATAGCAAAATTTATTCTTTTTCTGTAGTCAAAACAATACACATGATCAAAACTCCATGTTAGATATCGAGAAAACTCTCCATCTCTACAACCCACATCCACTGCGTTGATTTTCGTATCCACATATTCTAATGCTTTTGTATACAATAAACGGTATACATTTTCCGGACCATGGTCGATCAGTTGTATTTTCTTCAACATTTTTACATCTGTATAAAAAATATCTGTGTGTTCGTACTTTGGATTGTATTTTCTACCATCTTTGCCGCTCCAAAGCGTTTTTGGGAACGTAGGTTTAGACATCTATTTTTTCACAACCAATCACTATACTCTCAAACGGTATATTGTTGTTTAGAAATGCTGTGGTCATCTCATCAAATTTGGCTTCCGCCGCCTGCTCACACAGTTGTTGTGTTGGGAAAGTTTGTCCGGTGTCCTCATAATAAGTGGTGCACTCAGGAACTCCATTCGCTAAAAGACACATCACTAGGAACATTTTGAACATAAAACTATTTAAGTGAAGTGCCCCACTTCTGTTGCAAGGCAGGGGCCGCC